TGGCGCAAGCACGTCGATTGACATGACGCAAAACAATCTGACGATAACATCAACAGGCGACATCGGGATTGCGGCAGAATCAGCACCAGACGCTATTAGCTTCGGAGGAATCAATACTCCTGCTGTCGTTCTTCCGCAAGAATTTTTTACGGACTTTGGTCTAGTCGCAAAAGCCGTTAATTACGAAGGCTACATTCCACGTGCTCCCGTCACTGGAGCGACTGGGCCATTCTCATACTGGGGGCTTGGCACAACGATTGATCCGAGCCCGCCGGCCCTTGTGCCTCCATGTGCTGGCCCAACGGAATTGCAGTGGCATAGTTCAGCCATTACGTGCAACACCGACATCACTGGGTTTTCCGCCCGCATAGTTCTGCTTGATGAGTACGGAAACAACCTAATCCCTCCCGAAGATGTTGGCGGATATTACATGCAGGGAAAAGTTGTTTTTGGTGAGCCGCTTGAAAACTTTACAGGACTTGCCTGGTCTGGCCAGCCGCCTGGGGATTTCAACCACGTCGTTAGTGATTTATTCCCGCGCATTATGGCATTAGAAAACGCTCCCATAATTTCACTAGGAACGGAATTTCAAGGCTATGAGCTGGCTCAAAATATGTGGTCTGGAGTAGTTGAGGGCGGCGGAACAGAAATCAACGCGCAGCCAATGGCCACGCAGACTGCTTATTTTATTGACGGCGAAGCCGTAACGAGTTCTCCGTATTGGATTAATTCCAACCCTCAGTTTCGCGTGGTGCACGAAACAGTTGAGCGAACGTTTGGCAATAGCGAAACGACCCTGGCGGAAGCAAAAGAGGGATTGCGGTTTGAAGTAAATGACATGGAGCCTTCTGGGGGAACGCCGCTTGCAAAGGCTTTGCGAAGTGTCACAGATGCCCGGTATTCGCTGGAAGGCGTGCAAGCAATGCTTTCGGCGTCTAGGCAGGCAAAAACATTCCCAGCATTGAAGACGACTACGCTTGGTCCACTTGTCCTGACATTGTCTTTACGGGCGTGCATAAAGGCAGAAACAACATACGCAGACAACGAGCCGCAGCCTACGCAGTTCGTCTATGTGAACGAAGAACGCCCGCGCGTTGCGTTTGACGAGTGGCTTACAGAAGTAATGGAAGGCGTCACCTCTGGTCTGGGTGGTGATACTCCAACGAATTTCTACTACGACGAAGAGGAAGAAACGTGGAAAATGCCGCCTGTCTCTGCTGTGCTGTATTGCACTCGTGGTGGCAGCATAGATCAACGCACGGTAACCGAGCGTGTGCTCAACGATTACGTCTGCACGCACACGCTGACGCCTGACCAAGAAGTGGCTCTAGCCAACGGCGATGAAATCACGATGCCGCTTGGTGACGTGGATGGTGTGTACAGCGTAAAGCTGAAGCGGAGCTAGCCGGCGCATGGCACGGAAGCGACGCACCGTCTACGTGGGCGATCAACGCTGGAAGGTCGAGCGCGTGCGGCTGCGTCACGATGACGGCCAATGCAACTACACGACCAAGACCATCCGCATTGCCGACAAGTTGGTTGGCGTTGACCTGCTTGATACGCTGATTCACGAACTGATTCACGCCCGGTGGCCGGATCTGCATGAAGACGCAGTGGCAGAGTTTGCCGAGACGCTTTCAGGCGTGATTGACGCGGAAGGATTCCGCCGGCCTGACGACCAGGAGGACTGATGAGCCTGCTGGATGACGTGATGTCTCGTGCGGCGAATGGCAGGCCCGGCTTTCGCACGTGGTTTGATCGCCTGCCCCCAGATGCCCAATCGGAGTTGGAGATCGTGCGCAACGCCTTCAATCCGGCGATGCATCAGAAACGTGCCTATTGCTTCGCAATTATTGAGGCTGCCAAGGAACGTGGCTGGGAAACCTCCGGCATACAAGGCGTCATCGCATGGCTGAACGCAAGGCCCTCATAGACAGCGTTGCGGCCAAGTTGCCAGCGCCGCGGCCTGCCGCAGATGCGGAACAGGTGACGCAGTCGCAATCTGGCGACACGCTCGAAGCCCGCAGCACCAGCCGCCGCATCAAGACGGTGGAGGATCTGCTGCGGCACATTGAAGCCGACATGGCCCTGTTTGAGATCGCCGCTAGTGAAGCGACCAAATGGGAGTGCGGCGACGGCGAAGGCGGAAGCATTGAGTTGCACCGTGTATTCGTGCGGCTCAAGCCACGGGGCGGCCCGACAACGCTGGAGTGCGTGGCGGCGATGATTGCCGCTGCAAAACGGGACATCCGGCGGCCCTTGACCAAAACTGTCAAGGCACCCAAAGGCGGGTTGTGGCAAGTGCTGGTGGTGGCAGACACGCACTTCGGCAAATACGCCTGGGGGCGCACGACCGGCGGCGATGACTACGATTTGAGCCTCGCGGAACAACTGGTTGCTGCGGCCGGTCAGCAGCTGCTGGACGTTGGCAATGCTGCAAGGCCGGCCCGCCGCACGATCGCGTTTCTTGGTGATCTGTTCCACTACGATCGGCCCGATGGAAGTACCACAAGTGGTACACCGCTTGAGCGTGACGGCCGGCTGCAGAAAATGATCCAAGTGGGCTGCGACACGTTGCTGTCGATCGTTGAGCGGTCCGCCGCGACGGCGCCTACAGATGTCGTGATCGTCAACGGCAACCATGACGAAGTGCTGACGTGGACTTTCCAGCGCATCCTGCTGGAACGGTTCCGCAACTCAAAGTCCGTGCGCGTGAAAGAGGATTTCACCGGGCGGCAGTACCTTACGCACGGGCGGAATCTGCTGGGCTTCGCGCACGGCCACAGGGCCAAGCGAAAGTTGCCGCAGATCATGGCGCTAGAGGCTTCGCAGCACTGGGCCAAATGCCCATACCGGGAATGGCATACCGGGCATTTCCATTCACAGGCTGCGGAATGGCAGCGGCCGATTGAGACGCTCGACGGCGTGATCGTCCGCACCGCGCCGGCACTCTGCCCGCCAGACGATTGGCACAGCGTCAACGGCTTCATCGGTTCGCGGCAGGCTTGCGAAACGTTCCTCTATGACCACGACGGCGGGCTGTCGTCCATGCACGTCGCATCACCAAGGCCACGGGCATGACGCCGGAATACTTGACGGGTCTGGAACATAGAGCAAGGCAGTTCAGCGGCGCCTACACGGGCACAAGCGGAACGCTTGCCGCCGGCATCATTCATCTACTTCATGAAAGGGCATCCATGACAGCGACGATTGACACACTGACGGCCGCCAACCAGGCACTGCGGGACGCCGTGGAAACACGCTTGGCCGGTAACGCATCGACGCCGAGCCCGGCAGAACTGTTTCCGCAGGTTGCCGGCTGCTGCGAGGGCGGCAAGTGCCAGCCGCAGGCGGATACGTCGGCAGTTGACGGGTGGAAAAAGCTTACGCAGGAGAGTGCCGAGAAGTATGCCGCCGATCGGTCTGATTGGATTCTGCAGGGGCAGCGCGAGTTGGAGGCGTCACGCCAGCCACGGCTGCTTGGTGACGGTGTTGCAGCAGCGACGGACCTGCGGCCCGGCTCGCGCGAATTCCTGGGCGTGCTGGAGGAATGCAAAACGCTGCATTTGAAAAAGACGCTGGACTATGGCGTTGATGAAGACGCTTTGTCGAACATCCGAAGCAGCGCCGACATCGTGAACATGGAACCATGGGCAGGCTGCATCCTCCGAATCATGGACAAGATGCACAGGGTTAAAGCATTTTTCCGCCGTGGCCGTTGCGAGTTCGACGGCATCGAGGACACGCTACTAGACGTGATTTGTTACGCCGCCATTGCGCTGGTTTTCTACCGGCAGTCGAAGCGTCCATAGGGACTGCCGATTACGCCTTCTGCCGCTCTACGCTTGCTGTAGGAGGCAGCAGCGTGATCCAGGCGGCTCATTGGCGGCGCGGTGGTGCGGACGGGCGCGAGTCTATCGCGTCTGCCAGCGACATCGTTTCACTCGCTGCCACGTTTACGCCGAAGCCGCAGACGTGGGGCAAGATCACGTCGCGCCCGCAGCCGACACGGGCCGACATCGAACTACTGGCGTTCCGCCTGGGCGTGAGCGTTTCGGCCGCAAAGCGGGCTCTAGATATGGGGCTCCTGCATGGCTGACTCAGTCACGGACGTTCTGGCAGCAACGCTGCGCACCACGCTTTCGTGGACGCGCACGGACTCGCAGGAAGTCGGCAGCGTTGTCAGCCGCAAGACGATCCTTGGCAACTACACGATTGCGGACGGCTCCGGTGCCGGGCAGGCAGATCTGGTGTTTGCGGACCAGCGGACGATCGCAGGCGAGACGATTGAAGCCTTTGATTTGCTGGACCTAGAGCAGACGGCGTTGGGCGTGGCCGTGCCGTTCGTCTTCCGGCAGCTGCGGCTCATCAAGATCGTCAACAACGAGACGGCCGCCGGGCAGACGCTGCTGGTTGGAGTTGATCCCGGCAGGCCCACGGCTGTTTATGCCGCTGCGGTTGGCCCTGGCTCCGAGTGGTTCGCCATCAACAACACCGACAGCTGGGTTGTCACTGAAGACAACAGCATCGTGCGGATCGCCAACACGACAGAAGACCCGATCACTTATTCGCTCTACCTCCTTGGCACTTCCACGGAGGCCGAGTGATGCCGCAGTCATTTTCACTCACCAGCGCACTGCGTGTCGTGCCGTCATGGTCGGACGATCTGACCACCACCACGGTCACCGACTCTGTCACGGCGTTGCTGGCCCTCGCGTTGGCAAACGGCACTGGCAACGACCAAGCGAATGGTTTTTGGAAGGACGTGTTTTCAATCAATGCGTCGGCGCAATACTCCATTGATTTGCGGGCGTTGCCGCTGAAAGTCTTTGGCGGCACAGGGAATCTGTCGCTTGCCAGCGTCAAGATGGTGCTCATTGAAAACCGCTCGAGCACTGCCGGGCTGTCGATCGCAACGAGCGTCAGCAACCGCTGGACGAACTTTGCGGCCGACACGCTTGTGCTGCCGCCGGCAGGCGTGCTTTACGCGACGGCACCCAAGGCAGGATGGGCCACGACTACCACCAACAAAATCCTATCCATCACCAACAACGGCGCCGCTGCCGCAAGCGTTGCCGCTTACATCGTGGGAGTCAAAACGTGATTTCGTCTGCGCCGATGACTGCCGCCAATGATCTGGTGGCGTTCTCCGACAAAGTTAGAGCGTTCGTATCAATCGCCCGCATGAAAGCCCGTGACGGGCTGACGGTTGCCGAGTTTGGCGAACTTGCCATTGCACTGCTGCGGATCTCCATTGCCGCCCTCGACTCCGTTCCCGCCGATGGAGCGCAAAAAAAGGCGTGGGCATTGGACGCCGTGGCAATGTTGTTTGACGCCTTGGCCGACAAGTGCGTGCCGATGCTTGCTTACCCGCTGTGGCTGATCGTCCGCCCGGCTGTGCGGCAACTGGTGCTGCTGGCCGCGGCTGGTGCCATTGAATCACTTCTTCCGCTCGTAAGGATCGCCGCATGATTTTGACTGTTGCCCTAATCGCATCCGCCGTGGCCGTGATGCTCTGGCCGAAGCCAAGCGCCGTGACGCTGCCGGATTCTGCGCTGGCGTCTGATCCGCACGTGCCGGCCAAGGTTTCCTACCAAATCGCCATGGCCCAACTGGCCACTGTCCGCCTGCGACTGCTGCAAACGGACCAGTTGGGAGAC